TACTCGCCTTAAGACTTTCGACGGCTGCTTTTTTGGCTTGATTTGCGCTATCTCGCATTGACAAAAAAGCACTTGCAATCAAAGTGATTCCAGCGACGACCGCACCAATGACAGTAGCGGCGGCCAGCGCCCTTAATGCAGTTGTCGTACCAACAATTTGTACGGTCGCGCCCGATGCATTGATGCCAAGCATTTTTAATGCCGCCGCCACCGCAGTGGCGCTGCGGGCCGTTTCCGTGAGACCAAGGGCAGCCGTAACTGCCCTAAACGCAACCAATGCTCCCATGGCAACCATTGCCGCAAGCCGCATAGCTTGAAAGCCGAGAGACACGGAAGTAACAAGAGCGATAACCGTGGTGAGATTACCTCCCAAGAATGAAAGCACTGGACTCAAAATACTGCCAATGGTTTGGGCCACGTTCATCACAAAAGTGCCAGCTTTTGCAAGTTCTTGCGTGAATCTTTGGATGTCTTGAGCTTGTTTTTGGATGGCAGGGTCTTTGGCTGCTTCGTTGAGCATTTCTAGACGAGCCTGCAATGCTGCCACGTTTTGCTCGGCAGCACGAATTTGATCGGCATCTGCTCCACCAATTTTTAAGTCGCTAACAATTTTTTGTTGATCTTCTAATTGCTTCTTCACTCGATCCACCTCTCCAGTGGCGAGCTGAGCAGACATTGATAGTTGCCGCAATGCTCCTCCAATGGGCGTAAGAATAGCTTGTGCTGCTGCATTAGCCAATGGAGAAAAGGCTTCAAGCGTGCGCTGGAAATCACCTTGTACAGTATTGAGAAGGCCCTGTAATGATCGCCCTGCAATTTGCGCTCCAGTGCCAAAGCGATCAATCAACTCATCTGTGACTTTTGCCATCAATTCTCTGAATTTTTCTCCCTGATACACTCCATCTTCTAAGTCTTTATTGAATTCTGAAATACTCTTGCCAGCGGCATCGGCAAAAATTGACAGAGCGCCAGGAAGCACATCTCCAAGTTGCCCTTTCAACTCCTCAGACATCACCTGCCCCTTGGACGCCATTTGCCCAAAGGCATAAATCACTCTTTCCGCTTTGTCCGGCGTAAGCTGAAGAGCCGCTGTTGCGGCACTGATGCCAGTAAACAGTTTTTCAATAGAGCCAGAATCAAAGCCTGACGGTGCCATTGAAGCAAACAATCGAACAAAACCTTGTCTTGTTGTGTCAAGATTTAGGCCATATGCTCTTTGAATGTTGTCAACGAAAAGCATTTCCTTGGAGAATGTTTTTGTTTTATCCGTTGCTACTTGCATGGAATTAGCAAATTGTTGCTGACCTTTGGCAGCATTCAAAATTTGACCGGGCAGAGAGGTGATAAATGCGAGCCCTTTATATGCCGTGCCATAAAGCAACACTTGCTTAGCCGCCATTCCAAATTCACCAGCAAGACCACGCAAGCCACCAATCAAAGGCAGTTGATCTCGTGAAAAATTTTTTAATGATGAACGAGCCACTTCTATGGCTGCATTCATCCGCTTCATGTTTTCAAAATAACTTTCTGGAAGTTTTGTGGATGGTCCACCAGCAACAGCAAGTGCACCACCGCGTTCTGGAGGCTGCCCAACTCCTCTCACGCGATCTCCTCCGCCTGTACCACCAGCAGGAGGCAGCCGTAACTGCACAGGCATTCCAGGCACTTGTGGTCCTCTGCCAGGCTGAAAGAACTCCTGACGCCGTACATCCGTCCCAGCGCCAAAAGGCCCTTCTTTCATCTTTTGTTGAATACGACGAATGTATTGGCCAACTGATTCGCCTGCTTGAGGCAAGTCACCAATTTTCAAGGCATTACCTTTGAGCGTATTGGCGGCGGACTGGAAAGAGTTAAGGTATTGCTCGACAATTGGAGCGTTTTTCGCAAAACTAATTGCAGCCCTGCGCAGGCGATCTTGAATAGGTCCACTTTCGTCTATTTCTTTTCGTGGAGCAAGGCTAGGAGCACGAAATTGCTGTGCCCCCAGTGTTCGCGCCATACTCTTAGCAGCACCAGTCTCGCCAGCCGCTGGCAGTGCCAGTCGTGACATTGCCGATCGCGTGGCGATTAGTGATTGCCTCGCTTGGGCACGAGCTTGTTGAGCTTGATATCGTGCGTTATTTTCTGCATCGATTCGCGCTGCTTTTGCAATGGCATCCCTAAATTTTCGCTTTTCAGTTTCACCTGCAGCGGGCAGCAATAATCCTTGCATTTGCTGCTCAATCTTGCGCTCTATGCCTTTACGCACAGCGGCGTATAATGCACTGGATTGCCCTGCCGCCGGCAGCAATCCCGCGATCGCTGGCGTTTTTGCGCTAGACAGCATCTTGAGGCCAGTCTGCGCCTCTTCCATGGCTCGCGCCAATTCACGACTGGCTTTCGGTAGATAGCTATTTGCTGAAAAATACCGACGAATTGTTTGTTCTCCTAGCCGTAGTGAATCATAAAACTGCCGCACCACTTGTTCTTGCGCTGTCGGACCAGCAGTAGCAAGCGGAGATACACCCGCTGGCAATAACCTGCCAGCCTGCTGCCGCAAGGCAGCTTGCTGAAAAACCAAGTTTGATTCTCTTGCTGCTTGGCGCTGTTGCTTAACTTGTGCCAACTGCTGGTAAAGCGTATCAATTTCAGCGCCAATCCGCATAGACTCCGCTATTAACTCTCTCTCCTCTATTGGGCCTGTTTTGGCTACAAAAGGAAAAGCTCCTCTCCTGGAAGCGCCTCCTTGCATCAACGCTTGTAATTTGCGCAACCTTTCCTGTATTTTGCGCTCCATAGCATCAAATGCTTTGTCTAGCGATTGAACGCCCCCATTCTCAAAGCCTGCCCCAGTCTCTTTGCCTATGTTGAAAAATACTATTGATGGTGAAGCAATGCCCAAAACCCTTTTAATAGACTTAATTAAAGTCTCGCCAAGGCTTCGCGCCGCTTCCTGCAATTGAGAATTGCTGCTACTCAGTCCATTAAGAAGGCCAGTAATGACATCCTTGGAAACGGCCCCAATTTCTGCAACCATTGTTGCGCGATTTTTCTTTGTGCCGCGCTCAAAACCCTCAACGCCAGCGATGGCCAGCGCCTCATAGAGTTGCTGGATTTGCCTTACGTCAACTCCTCCCTTGCTCGCGGTCTTGGAAAGCTGCGTAGTGCCAATAGGGAAAGCACCTTTCGCTCCTTGTGCTACTTGCTGAACTTTTGCTAGTTCAGAGGCGAGCCTTCTAGCATTGCCAACCTCTGCTCCTAAATTAGTGTTTATTTCAATGTTAAATTTCTTTCCGCCAATATATTTTTCTAACGCCTTGGTTTTAGTTACAATATCTCGCCTATCGAAAATGATGGGCAGCGTAACTGCTTGCCCGCCAAGCTTGGTTCCAATGGTATTAAGTTGATTCCGCAGGTAGGCAGTATCAAGCCCAACTTGTAGATCAAGCCTGACTCCTTCCGCCATTGTTATGTCCTATTGTTCTGTCTTTTAATCATCATTGTAGCAATCACGCCTGCTCATGAGAAGACGCTCTTTTAATTTCTTCTGCCAACATGCCAAGCAATCGTCCATTGATGCGTCTTGTTTTCAACAGGCGATTAAGGACAATCATGCTGGCATTAGTAAGGCCATCATCTTTTTGAAGCTTGCTTGTATCAAATGGGAAGAAGTCACTTGGCTTTGCCTTGGCTTGTTTGCCCGCCATCATTCCTACAACTGTTGCCCCTAGTTTGCCAATAGCAACGCTTTGAATGTTATATTTCATTGCATCATGCTTTTCCAAGAATTTCAACGCAGCCTGAACGTCCCTTACGGGCTGCTTGCCAAAATTCTTGGCACTCCACCTATCGTCTTTGAAGTCAGAAGCAGACAAGCGAAAATAAATGTCATTCCATGGAGTGGAGGAACCAAGAACTTTCTTAGCCCTGTCCTCTAGTTCTTCAGTGGCAGACGACCACTTCTTTACTTCTGAGCTTTTTTTGCTGTTTCAACAGCCTCCTTCACTTCTACATCTTGCTCAGACGCAATAAATTCAACCACTTTTGCAATGATCTTGCGTGGCAAATGTTCTGTGTCTTCAATGGTCCAATCGTTGATGTCTTTCCATTCACTATCAATAAGCCCTTGACCACGAGAGCGGATGAAAGCAGTGGCCATGCGAGCATTGGAAGCTTCCATGGAAGAACCGCTAGAGATCATTCCTAGGGTTTCCTCTGTGAAGTCAGCCAGCAAATCTACTTCTGAAAGCGAGCTACCACCTTGCAAAAGAGCAAATGCTTCATCCAGCGGAATATCCTTGGCCGTTGCAATTCGTTTGGCTAGTTGCACAGCCCTGATAGTCGCTTGGCTTTGAAGCTTGCTAATTTCTTCTTGTTCAATGGCTTCTGCTACAAGCCAGCCGCCATATTTTTTCAAGCGAAGAGTGGGAAGCAAGTCGAAAAAGCCTTCTTCTTTGGTTTCAAGCAGGAAGCTGTATTTGCTCATGATCAAGAATGGTTAGTTCAACATTAAAGGCTTTCACTCGCTCATGAGAAGAACGAAGTTCGGCCGGAATGTCCACTACAAAAGAACAATAGTCGTCTGCAATTCTAATGGTACTTTCCCTGCATGACATAAGACAAAGAATGCCTACTCGCAGGCAGTTGTCCACCTTCTGGCTGTTGATAGCATGAACAGTGCCGTCTGCGCTGCTAAGAAGATCAACGTGCATTAAGACCAGCCAAAGTAGTTTCCATTTGCATCTTAAGAGCTTGACCAGGATCTTTTTCCCAGAAAGAGGAAGCTAGGCCAATATCGTCCGTAAACGGTCTTCCATCCATAAATCTTGTGCCATAGTGAACATAGTGCGCGTATTCTTGTCCGCTGCTATTGGTAGCATCCCAATGCCAGTGGGCCTCCGCTCTCTTGGTATCCTTAAAGAATTTGTAGCTCTCAACACCACTTCTATAAAGCTTGCCAAGATCGTAAATGTCCCGAGGACTCTCAACAAGCGCGCCATTTCGGCGCCTTGTTTCATTAGGCCAGTCCCATCTATCCATGTCTTGGAACTGTGCCTCCCAATGATCTTCATTGATGTCTTTTTCCGCCCATTGCTCAAATGCTTGGAGGATAGCCTTTTCAAGCTTTCTTTTGTTCGTGATTTTGGCGCTAGTAATTGTAAGCATTAGCGAATGAGCCTCCTCATCTCACGATCAGGAATAATAATGCGACAACGCTCGTAAGCCACGTCATCTCCAGGAAGATAGCGAAAAGAAGCATCGGGAAATCGCCTTGTCATTCTGTCCATTGCTTGTGCGATTTGCTTCCCATCAGGATTGTATTGCATGAGCACTATTTCCCATTGTTGCAGCACATTGGCAATTCCCACGCCCGCCCGAGGCAACACTTCTGGATACTGACGCATGGTCACTTCCAAGCCTTCCACTTTCCATTCTGCGGGCACGCTTTTCTGCCCCACCACATACACAGCAGGAATTGACTGTCCAGTTGGCAACACGTAAGAGCCAATTAAATTTGGTGGAGCCGTTAAAAGCTCAACAACTGTTTCACGAAGCTGGGAAATGTCCACAATAAAAAGCCTCCCCGTAAGGAGAGGCTAGCAAGAATCAATGGGAAAAAGCTATTAGTTAGGAGCAGTTGGAATGATGCTGCCAGTATTTTCAGCATTTTGGTGAATGCCAATGCGACCACGGCTCATCAAATCAAACGTAACTTCCACAAGATTATCCGCAGGATAGCTCTCGTTGTAGTTCATCACGCGGCTCACGAAAGCCACGCGATCATAGTAATAGGTGGTGCCGCTCACTCCCAGTTGCTTATTGATTTCCACATACACTTCAGCGTCTTTGTCATAACGCGCTTCGGAAATCACTTGGAATGCTTCATCAAAACTATTGGGGATGAACACCGTACCATCCACGTCCTTCTGGAAGTAGGAAGTGATGGAAGCCGTAGCTTGCGAGGTGACAACCACGCTATCAGCAAAACCACCACCACCAAGCAGGTAGAATTCAGTGTTGCCGTCGTTGAAGGCTACGGAAGCCGTGGTGGCTGCTTGCAGCGTATAAAGCGTCGGAGCGCCGCTTACGGTGAATGTAGCGCCGCTTTGAGTGATCACTGGACGGCCTGATGCCAGGGCCACAGAGCCAACACGCACAATAACGTCTTGGCTCTTAACCAGTTCAGTGGGATGGTAGAGCATGAGAAAGTCCTCAATGGAGAGAATGGTTAAACGTCAAGACGAAGTATGCTTGGACAGTTCTGGAAAGGCATTGAATGCCCAAACGTCTTGAATCAAGTCATACATTCTGAACGCTTCCTTTGCCAACAAGTCTAAAAATTCCTCGTATGGGAGCGCCTAGAAATTGCCAATAATGATCCACAAGTTGTTCATTTGGCAGAAGTTCAAACCGTCCTTCCCTTCCATTGATTGTTGCTGCTGCAGAACTGCCAGGAGAAATACCAGACAAAGCCAATGGACCAGTCAGTCTTCCTTCCATATAAACGGCAGTATTATCAGCACCAAGCAAGTAATCAAAGCGAGGATTATTCTTCTGCTTCAACATGGCATAGTATGTAACGCCTGAAGACAAGCCCACATAATTGCCAGTTTCGCTATCCATGGCATAACCAGACGCCACTTGCCAGACCAAGGTGGCATTAGCAAGAGGAGCAAGGCCGTTAATCATGCAACGAAACCAATAGAAGAAGCACCAGCGACGGTTTCAATCATTCGTTTGAACTCTTGGCCGTATTGAGTGGCCTCAAGTCCTTTGCCATACACCTTACCTTCCGTGGCACCGATTTGAATGCCCATTTGGGTGAGCTGAATGGCAATAATATGAGCTGCAAGATGCTTAATGGCACGATCAGTTTGGCTACCAAACGTGTCAGCACCCACATCCGCCGACGCTTCTGAGATGGCTCCATTTACAATTCCCGATGGATGGGGAGTAAATTCAGGAAACCGCTCAAGGAAATTTGCATAGGTGACAGCCATGATCAAGCCTTCCCAATGCGAATGGCCTCAATACGACGGGCAATGGCATTACGAATGCGGACACGTCCTTCGATTTTCTTCCAATCAGAAAGCTGCTCTACGTCGTGCATAATTTCAATCATGCTTAGAGCATCACGCTGCGCAAGTTGAGAAAGTGTTTCCACGCTTTGTGGAATCTCTTGCACAGTGGGCATGTCCTTCATTTCTTCAATGGCACCAATGGCCATCAAACGCTTCACCATTCGATTTTGACGAGCTTCAGCCCATTTGGACTCAGGCACGTCTGCATTGACGCCAGGAGTAAGTTGAAGAATCCCGGCATTGGTGATCACGCCAAACCCTCCTTCACGCGGCGGATTTTCAAGTTCAGGGCGATAAGCAATCAACATTTGGTTCAACAAGGAACTGGTGCTAAGCCTAGCGCCCCAAACTTATTCAGCCTCAGTTGTTTTGAACGTAAATAACGCTCTTGGGGAAGTAGATGGCAACGCCACCCACTCGTGCATGGGCAGGAACAATGAATTCCAGACCACGCTGTTGAGGCGGGAACAGCTCAAGCGGTTGCGGAATGTGCAGTTGCACTTTCTGCGGATCACGCTTATACACCACCATGCGATTGGTCGACAGGGAGCTATTGTCCTTGTCAAGCTGGTTGATGGGTTCGATGGAGGTGATATAAGGATTGGTGCGAAGGAAATACTCAAGCACAGTCACGTCCGAAGAATCGGAGTTGCGCTGAGTGCTCACCACACGGAAGTCCTCATAAGGCATGAGGATGGTGTCAGGCTGCTCCTTCATCTTGGAACCATTGACAATGGCAGTCACGCCATAGTTCAGAAGCTCCAGCATTTCCTGAGAAGTGGTGCCACTATCAGTGAACCACTTGTCGGCTTGCAGCACATCCACCGTGGAATTATTGAAGAAACCAGCCAGCGAAGCGGAAGCTTCACCGAACATAGCCACTTCTTCAACTTTCTCCTCATAGGCGCGACGTACGGCAGTGGCACGACGCTGCTCCAGGGCGATGTTGGCCATTTGAGCAGCACGCAGTTCTTTCACGTTATAGCCGAAGCTACCACCGAAAGAACGAATG